AGAAGTCGCAGTAGCAATCGCTAAATGTATTGCAGAGATTTTCCCTATGGCTAGCGACTTAACAGGAAAATAATATGTTAGAAACTATATGCGATATTATGGTTGACGCTTATAAGCGTAATTGGATTACAAGTCGAGATGGTAACGTAAGTATTCGCCACCACGATAGAGACCATTTTTATATTACACCAAGTGGTATCCGTAAACAAACATTGCAACCAGACCAATTTAAAAAGATTGCAATCCATAAAAGCATCAACAGTGGATGTGGAACTGCATCATTTAATTATAGTTGGGAGGAAGTAGAATACACTGACATTAGTGCAAAGCTAAAACCAAGTGGAGAAATGCCTCTACACTTTGGTTTACAAAAAGAAATGGGTCAGCACAAAGACGATGTTAGAGTTGTAGTTCATGTGCATCCAACATACTGTATTGCTGCTATGCATGCAGGTATCGATCTAAGTACAATTAGCGATGCATTTCCGGAACTTAATCGATATACACGTGTAGCACCTAACGTAGGTGATGTACCACCAATTAGTCAAGAACTTGCAGACCAGTGTCATACAAATTTAAAGTTAGATAGAGATGGTAATGTAGCTTATGACATCGTAGGCATCAAAGGACATGGTGTGGTTGCTATTGATACCAGTCCATGGAGAGCATATGAGCACATTGAGCGCTTAGAACACATCTGTAAGATAGTACTAGCTTCAGGAAAATAAACTCAACCAGGAACTCCTGGTCAGTAGTAAAAAAGTATTCAAAATCAATGACTTACATAAGGGCCCTCCATAGGGCCCTTATTTTTTACAGGGTGAAATGCTCCCAGATGACGAGCTGTCCGTGCAAGTATATGATTCTATTAGCTTTTTTCTCGGCGAATTATTTTTAGGGGGCCCTATGTACATTCTCTGCAGACGTGGTATAATGGTTACATAAATTGAAAAAAGGAACTATTATGAAAAAGCTTAAATTCGAAGGTGCAGCAAACGTAGGTGAAGTTATTCGTGGCTATGATTTCAAACCAATGCAAGGTCGCAATGACTGCTACGTTGAAGGTGTTGTAGAAGCAGTGACTAACGAAGTTGGTTACAAAGCTTTCAAAGTGACTTGTACTAAAGACGTTTTCGATGGCAAAGAAAACAAACGTGGCGAAAAAGGTTCACGCGTTGGTAAGATTGTTTTCGTACCAATGGAAACAAGTTTCATGGAATTCGATGCACGTATCATCAACTTGTCTAAGTAAGGAGAAACTCATGACTAAAATCGTTCGCTCAACTTCTTATGTGTTTACTGCAGATCCACAATCTGCGGCAGATATGCAACAAATCGCTATGATCAAAAAGACAGTAAAGTCAATGAACGATCAAGCAAAGCAGTCTCATTATTGGGCAGTTAAACGTGCAGAGTATCAAGGTTTGCCTATTCCAAAGGCACCTAATCGTTATCGTGTTCGTTTGATGGGTCGTGGTCCACGTGTTCAAGCTGCATTGCAAGACTATGGTCGCAAGCGTGCATACGATGCATATTTGCCACAAGAGTATGCAGTTAAGTTTGACGTTTATGTTTCACAGGTACGTTAATCATGGCTAAATATCAAGACACAGTGACTGTAGTAGATGGTGTTAAGTTTACACTTTGCCAACCGCGTAAGATCAAAGCAAGTGAACGTACATTCATCAATCGTACAGGCACACTTTGGAAGATTGGTGCACGCAATGCCAACTTGATTGCAAAGAACTTGAAGAAAGGAACTGCATGATGCAAGATTGGGGAAAGTCGTATCGTTACATTTTCTTAGAACAAATTCGCAGAGAAAAAAGAGAGCGAGCATTAATCAGAATCTTTGCAACACTTGCAGTATTATATTTTGGTGGCCACATAGCTTACGCTATGTACATTCGATGAAAAATGTGGTATAATATACTATGAGTAAAATGGCAGAAATCGCATACGAAATTGAAGAATTGCTTCGGCAAGGATTTAAACCTATCACGGTGGCAGGCATGTTACATGTTCCATTGGAGTGGGTAATTAATGTTGAGGAAGATCTAATGCACTTGGCAGATCCTCGTTCTTTTGGTCCTGATTACGAGTAAGACATGTTGGTATACGTTAAACCATCAAGATATATGACTGCTGCAAAGCGGGAAGAAGTGTACAAAGCTGCATCATTGTTTCTGAATGAGCTTTTGGATCGCTCTGACAGAAAGGTTGAGGTTATCATCTCAGTCAAGGGTGCAGGTTTGGGTAAGAATGTGGATGGCTACTGCCTATGCACAGAAGAATATGACAATGGAAAGCCAAAGGAGATCCATGTGGATGTCCGAGGAGACAGAGGTTTAGACTTCCTTATCAAGTGCTTAGCACATGAATTGGTGCACGTTTGGCAGATGATGACAGGTAGAATTAATGAACGTGAATACCATGAGACCAAAGATCATTGGAATTCACCATGGGAGATTGAGGCAAGAGAACTTGAGATGCCATTATATGAGATGTATGTAAAGAATAGTTGATGTATTTTAGTTTTTTTCATAGTAGTAACTTTAAAGGGGGCCGAGTGCCCCCTCTTTTTCTTATAAATAGAAGAATGGCATATACATTCTTCCCTAAAACCGCATCTGAGATTCAAACTACACTAAAAGGTGGGCAGCAAAAGAAGATCGATGAGATCATGAACTTGTTTGCATGGCTTAATGCAAAGTTTCCAGCAATTGAAACTCCAATTAATATTGATCCAAGTAAACTTGGTAAAGTTAACGTCACTCGAATGTTAGAAGGTGAAGTTAACTTAGCAGAACTTAAACGTTATGCAAAGCTTTCTTCAGTCAGCGTTAAATTTGGTGCAGGTTCTTCTGGTAATAAAGGTGTAAATAATAGAGGTAATTTATTTGAGCCACAATTTGCAAAATCTTTAGAAGATTGGTGGTCAGGAATCAAGATCACTGACACTAAAATGATTGCAGCATTAGAAGATCTAAAACAAGAATATGATCTTACACAATACAGTAAAATTAGAGTAGTCCAAGAAGGTGCACTAAATAAGAAGCGTCCACTTGTTTATTCACCAGATGTTATCATCTCTGCACCGGGTGGTGGAGCAGATGGAGATATCGGTGCTATCGTTACTGACTTGACTTTGATGGGTACAAAAGACGGTAAAGAAAAAGTAGTAGCATATCTAAGTTTGAAACTAGGTAATACAGCAACATTCTTTAACGTTGGTTTAAAAACAGTTTTAACTACTGAAGAAATTAAAGCTGGTTTAATTGAAGACCAAAATGGTAAAAAACTATTGAGCTTATTCAATATCAAAGCTCCAGTATTTTGTGATGTGTTTAACGGTAAGCTAGACAAAGGTTACAACGAAGATGTGTGGCCTCAAATGGACGGTGCACAAAAAGTAGCATTGAAAAAATTACTTGAATCTGGTATCGGTCATGGATACCATGTTATTCACAAGCTTTCATCAGGCATTAAATCTATTAAGATAGATAAAAAATATAAAGAAGCAGCGGCGACACCTACATCATGTGTCGTTTACTATGGCGGTAAAACCGGTACTGGTAAACGCGTGGATATCGAGATCGAAACAAAGAAGTATAGACTCAAATTAAATATTAGAGACACACAAGGACAAGGCGGGTATCCAACCCGTTTAATGGGAGATTTTAGTTACCTATGATTACATTCAAACAATACTTAGAAGAAGAACACGGCGCAGGAGAATGGGGAACTAAAAAGTTAACCAAGAAATATAAGAAAGATACACCTGAACAGTGTGACTGCAAAGAAGAAACAGATCTAGAAGAAGCAGCTATCGATGCTAAAGGTCATAAGTCTTCTACTGGTGGATTGACACAAAAAGGTGTTGATGCATATCGTAGAGAAAATCCTGGTAGCAAATTGCAAACTGCTGTAACTACTAAACCTTCTAAATTAAAACCTGGAAGTAAAGCTGCTAAACGTCGTAAATCTTTTTGTGCTCGCATGAGCGGAGTAGATGGTCCGATGAAAGATGAAAAAGGTCGACCAACACGTAAAGCTTTGGCATTAAGGAAATGGAATTGCTAAACATGACAATGAAATCGTTTACGAACTTTCTATTAGAGGAAGATGAAGGTGCAAAACTAAAGCACATTCATCATGCTGAAGATAGACCATTGTTTCATGGTTCAGAAGGTTTCGATCATGCTCATAGTGCTTTACAACAAGCACATGACTCTATCAAGGCTGGTGAACACAGTACTGCACTAACAATGAAGTATGACGGTTCTCCTGCTGTTGTTTTTGGCCACCACCCAAAAACTGGTAAGTTCTTTGTTGCATCTAAATCTGCATTCAACAAAAATCCAAAGATCAATTACACCGAAAAAGATGTTGATGATAATCATGGTCATGCACCAGGTTTGGCAACAAAATTAAAAGCTGCGCTTAAGCATCTCCCTAAAGTTGCTCCTAAAAATGGTGTATATCAAGGTGATATCATGCATACACCTGACGATCATAAGAAAAATAAAGATGGCAGTGTATCGTTCACACCAAACACAATCACCTACACAGCTAAAGGCGAAGAGGCTGACAAAGTTAAGAAGTCTAAAGTTGGTATTGTAGTGCATACTAAATACGAAGGCAAAGATCTTCACACAATGCATGCTACACCCAATGCAAGTCAAGAAGATTTTGAATCACACCCAGATGTACATTTAAAATCTGCTGAACACGATACTACACAAGTACATTATACGAAAGATCAAGAAGCAGAATTCAAAAAACACATGGATGCTGCAAAAGAGATTCATAAGAAACAAGGCAAAAAGATGTATGCAGGTACTTTGAAACATCAAGGCGAAGCTGGTCACTTATCGACATACATCAATCATACTGTACGTACAGATGAAACTCCATCTGCAGAAGGTTTTATGCAACATCTTAAAAACGTCCATCAAAAACTAGCAGATAAAGTTAAGACAGAAAAAAGTAAGGCAGAAAAACTATCAGCTGGAAAAGAACACGTATCTCATGTTCAGAAGAACAAAGAACATTATGATAATTTGTTTAAGATGCATCAGCACTTGCAAAAAGCAAAGAACATCTTAACGAGTGCATTAGAGACACACGAAGGTGGTTTAGAACACCATATCGATGGTAAGAAGTCGAAACCAGAAGGTTTCGTTGTTAATCATAAAGGCGAACCAACTAAATTAGTTAATCGTGCAGAGTTTGCTAAAGCTAATCTATTAAAGGTAAGAAAATAATGTTGACATTCTTAACATTCCTAAAAGAAGAAGCTGAAGCCAAGCACGCAGTATTGGCTTATGGTCGCATGAATCCTCCAACTACTGGTCACCTTAAAGTTATCAACAAAGTACAAGACGTGGCTAAAGAAGTAGGTGGAGAACATCACATGGTTGTTTCTCACTCTAACGACTCTAAAAAGAATCCATTATCTTCAGAACAAAAAGTAAAACACTTAAGACGTTATGCACCAGGTGCAAATATTAAAGCTGCATCTAAAGACAATCCAACAATCTTCTCTCATGCTGCAGAACTACATAAACAAGGTGTAACACACTTACACATTGTTGCTGGTTCAGATCGCGTTGATGAATACAAAAAGAAATTCAAAGAACTAAATGGTAAACCTAATAAAGATGGTAAAGTACCATTCAAGTTTAAGAAGATAACAGTACATTCTTCAGGTGAAAGAGATCCTGATGCTGAAGGCGACGAAGGTATGTCAGGTACAAAGATGCGCGAACATGCTAAGAACAATGACTTTAAGTCATTCCGCAAAGGTGTTCCTAGCCATGTATCAGATAACGATGCAAAAGAATTAATGAATGATGTACGCAAAGGTATGGGACATACTGATTAATTAGTACAGAAATAATCTGATAATCTATGAAGTCAAAAGTGAAAACCCATAAGAAGCAACAAAGACTCAAGACGTTTGAGTTAGAACCTGATGAGTGGGTTGAAGTTAAGACTGAAGCTCCAAAGAAGAGAGCTTCTATTCGAAAGTACTATCCAATGAAAGTAGTACATAATAGCTTAGAAGATGAAGATTACCTTGAATTAGCACCTCAATTGCAAGGTTTGGAACCAAGTAAATTTAGGATGACTATCCTAACATCTGAAGGATCAGATGATTGGGACTTAGATGATGATGAGATATAAACTAAAACTTATATAAATAAGATTACACCAGTTGTATTGAAGAACTTGTAGGGCTGTGGACTGGTAACCGCCCATGAAAAGCATGTTCAATATTATTATCAACGGTTGGAATGTCTCCAACACGAGGTTAATGGGAAAATATGATTACGTTTAAAGAGTATTCGCACGAATTCGATGATGTCGCTGAGTCTGTTGGGCTAACAGAGGAAGAGCAGTCTATACTAAATGAGGTATTAGATACTGCAGCGCGCATTAAAAAGAAACAACAATTCATGCGCCGTTCAGCACGCATCCAAATGGCTAAGAAGATCCAATCAAGACGCTTAGCTAGCAAAGACCGTCTCACAGCAAGAGCCAAACAAAGAGCACGCAATCTGCTAATTAAACGCCTTTATCAAGGTCGTTCTCGCTCAGAAATTCCAATCGCACAAAGAAAACAAGTTGATTTGAAACTCTCAAAGATGAAGGGTTCTATCAAACGTATTTCAGGTAAACTATTACGTCGTGTGAAACAAGAAGACATTGCTCGGAAGAGTGGCAAGAAGTTGGCTAAATTTAACGCTGGAAGCGGTTTATAATATGAAACAGTTTAAGGAATATTTGAAGGAATCTAGTGGCAAGGTTACGATAACTTTTGGTCATTTTAATCCTCCAAATATTGAGCATGAGAAAATCATTAATAAAGTGCATGAAACTGCACAAGGTGGACCGTATAGGATCTATACTTCACAAGAATGTAATGAGAGTTCTCCGCTAGATTACAATACAAAGATTAAATTTATGCGCAAGATGTTTCCACGTCAAGCGCGTTCTATCATTAGTGATTCAAAGATCGTAGATTTATATGATGCACTAGATTCTTTGTACGAACAAGGTTATACACACGTTAATCTTGTTATGCCTAATGTGCGAACACAACTAATTGAATCTGTAAATAAAGACAATAGATCTCGTTACAATTTCAAGACAATTGATTTTATTTCCGTTGATACACATGACATCGAAGCAAAAGTTGTCGAGTCAGTTAAAGACAACAACTACGAGTTGTTTAATAAGTTTTTGCCATCAACAATAAAAGAAAATCAAAAGCTTTTTAATGCTATCCGTGTAGGATTAGGATTAAAAGAAACATTTAATTTTAGACAACATATCCAGTTACCAACATTGTCTAAAGAACGTGAAGCATATGTAAGCGGTGAATTATTTAAAGTTGGTGATGTAGTTGAAGTAAAAGAATCTAAAGACATTGGTCAAATCCAACGATTAGGCTCTAACTATGTAATTATTGAAACTTACGAAGGTGTTAAGCAACGTAAATGGTTGCGCGATGTTATTAAAGTAGAAGAAGCTGTCATCAATCAAATGCTTGAAAAGATGGGAAATCCTTGTTGGACTGGTTACAGTATGGTTGGTACAAAAGAAAAAGATGGTAAAACAGTACCAAACTGTGTACCTATAAATAAGAAAAATAAAACAAAGCTTAAGTCATTTAAAGAAGACTTATCAACATTCGATGGGAATAACAAATGAGCGAAAGAATCCTCAAACTTTTAGGTACTGAAGTATCATTATCAACTGCTACTACTTTAAGCGGAGCACAATTAGTGCGTGTATATAATGATACGGCTGGAGCAGTATTATTGACCGTTGCTTTAGAAGACAATACAACAGGTACAGTTACAGTTAAAGCTGGTGACGTAGCATTTGTACGTAAAACTGCAGCAGAAACTATTGCAGCAGGTGCAGCAGTTAAAGCTGTAGCAGTTGCTTTCGGAGATTAATAAATGGCTAAGACATTAAGACAACTACTAGAAGCAAAATACGTTTCATCTGCTGATTTTGTTTTATCTGCAGGCGGTCGTAAAGTTCACAAGCGCAAGAAGATTGCCGATGATGACTATAGTAAAGAAGATGATCTAGATAATGACGGTGATAATGATGCTGATGATAAAAAATTAGCAAACGAAAGTGCAGTTCCTGTTCATATGCAAGGTAAACAAAAACCTTATGTGTCTTCTGATGGTAAAGGTAACTATGAAGTACTAGGTAACAGAGGCCAAACTAAAGCTGAGTTCTCTCGTAAAGAACACGGTAAATATGCGCAGTCTAAAGCACAAGCGCATTTGAAATCCAAATACGATGAGTACATGAAAGAAGAAACTGAGATCGACGAAGGTGTTAATAAGTCAGATGTTCCAGCATACTTACGTAAGAAGATTGGTGATAAGTTAACTACTCAAGACTTAGATAAAGAACGTACACAAAATCGTTCACATCCAGAAACTATTAAGAAGATTAATGGTACTGAGATGAAAGAACAAGCACCAGTTGCACCATCAATCGGCGTACATAGAATTGGTGTTACTGTTTCAGACTCTGACCATCCAGCTGTTACTAAGCGTAAAGAACTTATTCAAAAGTTTGTACGTGTAACAGCACATGATAAAGATCGTGCTATTGAAATTGGTAAGAAACATTTTGCCAAAAAAGGTTGGAAAGTGCATGACGCAAACCATTCAGGTATGGTTCATGAAGAAGCAATCAATGAATACTCTATGGACGATGTCCGTAAAGATGCAGCAGATCATTTAAAAAAATCGATTGATAAGCAATCAGACGATCGCATTGCAGCTCTTAAGAATCCTCCAAAGAAAAAAGGTTTCTTTGCTAGAGTTGGTGAGAAACAAATCAATATGGTTAAAGGTGCATATCACGGTTTAACTAAAGAAGAAGTTGAATTAGAAGAAGCTAAAGACAAAACTGATAAACGTTTTGACTTATTAGCTCGTCTTGGTTTAGTTGAGAAAGATGAACTTGCAAACCTTCGTTTGGCAATGAAGACTCTTTCAGAAGATAAACAACTATCAATCAAACAACGTGATCTATTATTAAACGTATATGAGTCATTAATTAGTTTAGTAACTGGTGATGATACGATGTTCTCTCGCATGAAAATTAAAGTGCAAGAACAAATGTTAGATGAGAAAAAAGATAGTGATAAGGGCGAGTATGACTATGAAGGTCAAATGGCTCGTACTCAATTACAAACTATCTTGCGTAACTCAGAAGATTTAGTCGACATGATTGAAGATGATGAGAACATGCCTGAATGGGTTCAATCTAAAATTACACTAGCACAAGATTATATTACAACTGTAAGAGATTATTTGCAATCAAAAGAAGAACTTGGCGAAGAAACGAATCTTGAAGAAGAAGGTTTGAAAGACGCATGTTGGAAAGGTTATACTGCTATTGGAATGAAAATGAAAAATGGCAAGAAAGTTCCTAATTGTGTGCCAAAAGAAGGCGTTGAGAATGTACCATTCGATGGTCCATATACAAAAACTCCAGATAGCATTAAAGATAAATCAGGTGCAGAACATACACCACAATCAAGGGCGCGCCATTTAGCACGCTTAGCGATGAAACAAATGGCTAAGAAATCTAAAAAGGCGTAATCATGGCTTTAGATAACGAAAGAATTGCGAAATTGGAAACGCAAGTTGAAGGCATTAAGGAAGATGTAGCAGCAGTGAAAGAAGATATCAAAGAACTTCATTCACGTATTACTACTGGTAATCGTGAGATTGTCGATAAAATCGAATCGATGGACAAACGTTTAGAAGAAAAACTAAATAAGTCTGCTGAATCTGCTCGCGAACAACATCAAGAAATCCAAAAAGAAATTCAACAAGATGTAGAAAAAATTTCAAATCGTGTTGATGTATTAGAACGTTGGAGATGGATGATTGTTGGTGGTGCAATTGTAGTTGGATATTTAATCGGTCATGTTGATTGGTTAACACTATTGGTAAACAAATAATATGGCACAGTTTAGAGCTGACAAACACCATTACTTAAATAATAATGATACAATTTATGAAGTAGTAATGTTAGCGGATCAATACGGAAATCGTGTTGGTCCTGCAAATCCTTCTGGTGTGGCAGTTGATGCATTTGGTAGAGCACGAATGTCTCAACCAATGACATTGTTTGATTCATCACATCGTTTTAAAGATAATGGTTTATGGTCAACTAAATTAACTGGAACAGCGTCATCGACATTTAATGCTAATCACGCCACAGTTGATTTAACAATTGGAACTGCTTTAAACGACGAAGTAATACGTGAAACTACAAAAGTATTTTCATATCAACCAGGCAAATCTTTGTTTGTTTTAAACACCGTTGTATTTGCATCTCCACAAACTAACCTTCGCCAAAGAGTTGGTTATTATGGTGCAAGTAACGGTATGTACTTAGAACAAGATGGAACTACTATTAGTTTTGTAGAACGCAGTAGTGTTTCAGGTTCTTTGCAAGAAACTAGAGTAGCGCAATCTGCATGGTCACAAGATAAACTAGATGGAACTGGTCCATCACAATTAACGCTTGACTTAACTAAAGCTCAAATTTGTTGGATGGATATTGAGTGGTTAGGTTTAGGTAGCGTTAGAATGGGATTTGTAATCAATGGTCAATTAATCCATTGTCATACATTCCATCACGCAAATGTTATTACAACACCGTATATTACTACTGCATCTTTACCACTTAGATACGAAATTAAAAATACTGGTACTACAACAGGTGCAACATTAAAACAAATTTGCTCTAGCGTTATTTCTGAAGGTGGTTATGAATTACGCGGTCTTCAACAATCTATTGCTTTACCAATCGCATCTCCTAGAGATTTAACAAATGCATCTGAATTATATCCAGTTGTATCATTAAGATTAAAAAATACTAGACTTGATGCTATCGTTATCTTGTCAGCCGTGTCACTTCTTGGTATAACTAATAATGCAAACTATCGTTGGGAACTAAGAACAGAAGGCATAACAACTGGTGGATCTTGGACAAATACGGATTTAGATTCAGCGATTGAATATAATATAGGTGGTACTAGTTATAGCGGTGGTAGAATATTAGCATCAGGTTTTATGCAAGGTTCTAATCAAGGTTCAACATCAATAGATATTTTAAAAGAAGCTTTATTTAAGTTTCAATTTCAAAGAAACAGTTTTACTGGTGTAGCTACTGAATTAACGTTAGTAGTTTCTTCTAGTACAGCGGGTGCAGATGTATTAGGTTCCCTAGATTGGGAAGAAATTACACGATAATAAATAAACAAAAAAGGAAATCAAAATGACTTGGGGAATTTTTAAAACAGATTCAGTTTCAGAAGCTTACGCTAAAATGAAAGCTGAAGAACTAAAAGGTAAGCAACATAAACTAGACGTTAATAAAAACGGTAAAGTTGATGGTGATGATCTTGCTAAACTTCGTGCACAAAAAGAAGAAGCAGAAGTTTCTGCTGAAGAACTTGTAGAATATGAAGCTAAAGATGGTGTGTATAAACATCAAGCTAAAGCTGGTCGCTATGGCGGTACAGAGAAAGAAAGCGACTATGTAAAAGGTCCATCTAATGCTGCGCTAAAGAAGATTGAATCTGAAAAGAAAAAAAAGAAAAATGAATCATTTGATGAATCTAATTTAGAGTTGATCGAAGATGATGTTTGGTATGATGGTTCAGATATGTTAGGCGAAGCACAAGCTCGTTATAGCCAATCATATAAATTTACACATAAACCAGGTGATGAAGATTCAGAGAAAAAATTAGCTGATCTTAAAGCATCTGTAAAGGGTACTGGTAAGCGAGTTGTTTTACAAGGTCGTTTAGGTAAAAATAATCCTAACGCACACAAGTATTCTAAGAATGCACCAAAGGGTACATACGCTAATGGTAAGCGTACTAATAGCGATGTTTCTGGTTCATCTGGTGCACATACACACCAGCGTATTCAGAAAGCTGATGCTGCACATCACGACGTTTATGTTTATGACAAGTCAGATGTACAACATGATGTTGATACAATGATTAGCGAATTAGATATTTTTTCTATTAAAGAAATCGACATGCTTATTAATGAAGTATTGTCAAAAGATGCATCTGCTGGCGAATGGATCTCTGACTTTGTTAAATCAGATAATCCTAAATTTGCCGGTAAATCAATAGAGCAACGTAAGAAGCAAGCATTAGGTGCTTATTATGCAGCACAACGTAATGAATCGACTGACTATGAATCATTCTTAGTTTTAGATGAAGCGACACAGGACGACATCGTTAAGATGGGAGCCAAAGAAATTAAACATGCAAACATGAAGGATAAACAAAATGATCAAGAAGTTATGGAACCTCATTCTGGGACAGAAGCCAAGTTCATCGACAGCCACAGCATCAGAGTCCAAGACGACCCAACCCAAGGAAAGTTTGACTCAGGAACCGGAAAAGTTGGAGCAGCCACAGCTCCAAAAGGAAAAGGTCCAGGAAGTTACAACGCCAAAGAAAAGCTCGGCGACCAAAAAACCGGCGTTAAAGAAGAAGTCTACAAAACCGGCGCCGGCGAAGAAATCGACACCGAGCCAACAGAAAAAAAAGCCGGCGACAAAAAAAAGTTCGGCAGTTTCAAAGCAAGCATGAACAAAGAAGCTAGTGACTGTAAATCAAAGCAGTAATTAGTAGTAATATATAATAGGGAGAACCATCTCCCTATTATCACTTTGTCATAGGATATTATGAATAGCTTTGAGAAGTTAACGAACAAGAATTTTACATTGTTCGCCGCCAAGAATTATAATAATCCTCAGTGCATGACTACTGAGGAATTTGAAGAGGACTTGCAAAAGTTCAAGTATATAAAACGATTATTCAATCGTTATGAAACAACGGGTGAGTTAAGCGAACGCTTGATTTTAAACCACTTGATTGTAATTTATAATGTGTTTGGTATTAAAGCAGCAAACCATATGATGTTTCATAAAATTGATAAACAGAACTGGCCTTTATTAAAGACATTCTTAGTCTACTTGAATTATTTGCCAGAAGATCAATATGTTGAAATACCTTTAGACTTAAAAGTCATTCAGGTATTGAGGAAGATTTAAATGGCATTAGTACAACGCGCAGTTGACATTTACTATACATTTAGGTTTCTTCGACAGTTAGTAACTCCATGGAATGAGACAAAAGCCTATAAGTTAGGTTTAGTGGATGAGAACGGAAAGAAACTTAGAAGTCCTGTAACATCACAAGAAAAAGATGCTTATACATTATTCTTTAGATTAGTGTATAACATGAAAAGATTATTAAACAAAGCTCCATTTGGTAAGACTAAGTTGGCATCATATGCTGCTGCACTTTGGTTAATCAAAGAGAATACAAACATGAGTAGCGATGCGATCTATGAAGGCTTTAAACAGTATGTCAAAGATCAGAACATCGAACTAGATAATACACTATCTGAGTCAAAAACTTGGATGGTTAAGGAAGGTAATTTACTTCCAGGAAAGTATAAGTTGGCAGAGCATTGTGTCTCTTCCATAACAGGTGAACCAGTTGCTTTTAAAGGTTCATTGATTATGGTAAACGAGATGAGCTGTATGCCATGTGGTAAAATTGGAGATGTAAGTGTATACTCAGTGTATCATCCATCTACAAAGCAACACATATACATAACGTTAGAAGACATCTACAGATAAGAATAAGAAATGCCAATCAATCCATCTCTACAGCGCAAACTAGATTCAATGAAACAGGAAGTGCAAAAGATTCGTGACACTCATAAAGCCACGCAAGCAGCTATGTCTGATAAAACTGCAAGTGACATTGAAACATTAAATTCTAAACGTCAACAAATGTTGGACGCTGAAAAGAAACGCGCCGCTAATGCACAAAACCAATCAGAACAGTTTGATGCTACTGAATTAGTACAAGCTATGATTAATGAAGCGTATGCAAGCGGTGGATTTGATTATGAGAAAGATGTAAACGACAAACTTAAGAAGTATGGTAAAGCAGATCCAGATTCTACAACTGCTGGTTCAAGCGGTGATGCACCAGATGCCAAGTTCAAACACAATGGTCAAGAACATAACTTAGAAGTTAAGAAAGATCATAAAGCTATGTTCGGTCAAATCGAACTAAAGCATGATGGTAAAAAATGGGGTATCTCTGATCGTTCAAGAGCAAAATATCCTGAGACTGCCAAATCAATCGAAGCAACTGGTTTCTTACAAAAAGTAAACAAACAGTGGGACAAACCAACTGGTGATTATGAATCTGACTTACAAAAAGGTAACGTCTATCATACACATCCAGATGCAGAACCAATTAAAGCACACTACGGTAAAGATCGTGATACACCATACATCCAAATTGGTGGTGGTCATGGATTCTACCACACTGGTGAAGATCGTGCAAAATTAGGTTCACCAGAATTAGAAGGTAAAACACAACTACGTGCTCGTATGAAAGCACGTGGCAGAGATGCAGATGGTAAGCGTACTTATGGTGCATTAATTGTTATGAGTTTAAAAGACGCACAGAAATCTCATCACGACTTAGACGCACCAGTACAAAAAGAATGGATCGAAGACGTGTTAAACGGACATAAAGAATTTATGCTTGAATCTAAATTAGAAGAAGGATACATTGTAGAAGAGACTGAATGTTTCTCTCATGGTTTCTGGTCAGGTCAACAAGAAGAACCTAAGAAAAATCCATATGAAGCTGGTACAAAAGACTATACAGAATATGAGAACGGTTATATGCAAGGCGTGATGACACGTCGTCGTATGCAAGTAGAATCTCATGTTGAATTCCGCATCGATCACAGAGATAAACTAACTGGAGATCATAAGTCTACATTCACCAAGCACGATGCTAAAGTATCTGATACAACAGATAAAGCAACATACGTTAAAGTTCCATCCCACAAAGCAGATTCATTTAAATCTGCAATGAAAGGTCATGGTGCTAAAGTTGAATTAGCAGAAGGTCGTGGATCTGCAGACAAACATTGGAGCATTGCACAAGGCCATAAAGAGAAAGCCGATAAAGCAAATGATGCATCAACTCGCTATACACATCTTGCAGACTATCACGATTCAATGTCTCGTTACCACGAAGAACTAGGACAACACTCTCATGCACAAGCACATGCTGATAAAGCAGAGATTAACCATGAGAAATCATTACAGAAAGAAGAAGTAGCCGCTAACAATGTTGGTGGTGGTTCGATTGCTGGTACACAAGGCGATGCAGGTAAAAAGGTTAAGATGATGAGTGAACCATTAAAACGTAAACCAATGCCAAGATTCAAGACTTACGTATCACAAGAACATGAGAACGCATAATGCTACCTAAGTATCAAAAAATTAAATTTACAACTGGTGATAAGATCACTGAGAGTTTAGGTGACAGACCGTTCACGATCGAATCTGCAAAGGGTTATGACTTAAAACTAAAAGCAGACACAAATGAAATCTCTGTTGGTACAGATGGTCATGTTACATTAACTGACACAGCGCAAATAGACTTTGGTGTTGAAGGTGCATATATTAGAAAAGAAAACGACGATCTAGTTGTTTCTGGAAATAGCGATAACGTTATTATTAGAGCTGGTGATGCAGAATTTACATTTAATACAGATGGAGAACTATTAGACGCCAATGGAAATCCAGTTGCTGGAGGTGGTGTTAGTGGAGATCCTCGTTTAACAATCCATGGATTTTTAGATGGAATCACCGTACCTGGAATTGCTGTTAACTATGTGTCATTTACAACAGGCGATGAACCAATCTCTGCATTGTACTTAACTAAATATGTTAGCGTAGACAACAGAGCGTGGTTTGCTATTCAAGTTGGTCCAGCATGGACTGCTTCGCAGATTGCGATTACTCCTGCAATGGTAGCCTATGGTCACTTTGGTCCAAACGCCCAAATTGTAAATCAATTAGGTTCTAATCTTTTATCAACTACTAATTATACGTTGTTACCTAATACTACATATACTATGTGGATTCAGCAAATCAATGCACAATGTGAATATGCATTCTCAACTTCTGTTAATGATAAAGGTGGCCACATATATGAAACATATTCTAGTATTGCTGCTTCGCCAACTATAAAGACAATATACACAACTATTGGCCAAGGTCCTGCAGTTTTAGCTGAAAATACAAGATTGAGTAATGCAGAATTAGAAGGATCTACAACGCATGGTCAGTTAATAGAAGCTATTCAAACTAAAATATCTGCTGGTTTAGTGACTACACATGATTTTAGAACTGGATCTACGTGGTATCACAACTCAATATCTCAGAACTTTACTCCTAATTTTACAAATGTACCATCAAACAATGATCGTGTCATTCAATGCAAATTAATACTTGCACAAGGATCTACACCATATATACCTAATGCTGTTCAAATAAATGGAAACAGTCAAACGATTAATTGGTTAAGTTCTACAGTTCCTACTGGAACTGCTAACAAAAAAGAATTAGTAACGTTTACACTAATCAGAACCGGTTCTGCTTGGGTTGTATTAGGTAAATTAGAATCATATGGACCTTCAGCATAATGTGGTTTATTACATCTTTTCTCCCTGATTGGTTTATCACTTATTTTGTACACATCGTACTAATAGTTGGTTTAGTAACCACATTCGCAAGCACTATAGTGTCAAAGCTTCCTGTTATAAGTAACTATGGAAGATTAGTAAAGCCAATCGGTATGGTAATCCTCGCTCTTGGTATATACTTAGAAGGTGGATTGGTTACAGAACTTGCATGGCGTTCTAAGGTTGCAGAGTTCGAAGAGAAAGTAAAAATTGCAGAAGCTAAATCAGCCGAAGCTAACACAAAGATCGAGACTAAAGTAGTCACGAAGATTCAAGTGATTAAGGAAAATACAGATGAAAACAAAGCAGCAATTAGTAAATACGTTACTGATACTTGCCAGCTGTCTAATGCTGCAGTCATGCTCCACGACAGTGCCAGTCAAAATGAAGTTCCCGGAAGCGCCATCAGTACTGTTAGAGGAACCTCAGAAGTTAAAGTGCCTGAACTGCTCACAGTAGTTACAGAAAACTATGGAGTTTGTCATGAGAACAGTGAGAAATTAAAAGCTTGGCAAGAATGGTATAGAACACAGAAGAAAATATTTGAGGATGTAAAATGAAAAAGATTGCATTAACACTTTTAGTTATGACATTAAGCGGTTGTACAGTGTTTGATGCATACTTCATGGCACATTACGATAATCAAGAATATGCTTTGATAAATAAGATACGCACTAAAGCACAAGTAGCACAGAAATCATGTGATACTCCTACTGCGCTTAAGTCTGAAATCAAAGAAATAGTAAATACATCTTTAGAGTTTAAGAACTTTACTCAATACATACCACGCAATCCAGAAGCGTATAAGATGGCAAGTCAGATGGTAGAATTGTCAGAACAAATAAAGTTTGATGATAAGACATCACCAATCTTTTGCAAGATGAAGCTTCAGCAAGTCGAAAGAAATGCTGAGAAAATTCAAACAGTCCTAGGGAGCAAGCCACGATGATCGCAACAGAAATACAAGCATACTATGCAGAGTATACTGCAGCATATGAAAGTGGTCAAATTTCTAAGGAAGAATATGTCAGCCTACTTCAAGGGCTAGAAGTAGAACAAGCAGTCGCAACGACTGCAGATGAATTACAATTGAAAGAGCAACTAAACGTTGCCATTAACGCAGCAATTTCACTCGCATCTGCTGTAGCCTAACAACAAACAATTTACCTATGTACATGCTTCATTGCATGTGGTATAATATACTTCTGATTTTCGGAGTTCGATAATAATATGCAAAATATAAATGTAGTAAAACGCGATGGCAAACAAGAATACTTCGACGTAAACAAAATCCACAAGGTTTTGGAATGGGCAACAGAAAGTATTAACGGTGTCTCGATCAGTGAGATCGAATTAAAAGCAAACATTCAAATCAACGACGGCATGAAGACAGATGACATCCACGAGTTGCTCATCAAGTCTGCAGCAGAATTAATTTCTGAACATACACCTAACTATCAGTATGTTGCTGCTCGTCTAGTCAACTATAAGATACGTAAACAAGTCTATGGTGAATACAAACCATGGTCACTACACACTGTTGTCATTCAAAACGTCATGCGTGGTATGTATGATGGACAAGTCTTAAATGAATATGATGAACATGAATTTGATCAGTTAGATAAACACATCAAACATGATCGTGACAATGAGTTTACGTATGTAGGTATGGAACAATTTCGTGGTAAGTATTTAGTACAAGATAGAATTACTAAAGTACCATATGAAACACCGCAGATTCTATACATGCTTATTGCGATGAACCTCTTTATGCAATATCCTAAAGAGACTCGCATGAAATACGTAAAGGAATATTACGATGCAGTATCTCAATTCTATATTAGCCTTCCTACCCCAATCATGGCTGGGCTTCGCACTCCTACTCGCCAGTTTAGTAGCTGTGTCCTTATTGAGTCAGATGATTCTTTGGACTCCATCAATGCGACGTCGACTTCCATTGTCCGTTACATTTCTAAAAAGGCTGGGATTGGCATCGGCGCTGGTAGCATTCGTGCTATTGGTAGTCGTATTGGTGACGGTTCAGTTATTCACACTGGCCTCATTCCCTTTCTAAAGTATTTTCAAGCTGCAGTTAAATCATGTTCACAAGGTGGTGTACGTGGTGGTGCTGCAACTGTTTATCTTCCTATCTGGCATCTTGAGTTTGAGAACCTTATTGTATTGAAGAACAATAAAGGAACTGAAGAAACTCGAGTACGTCATATGGATTACTGCTTCCAGTTTAACAAGCTAATGTACGAACGCTTACTAACTGGTGGCAACATCACATTGTTTTCACCTGATGAAGTACCTGATTTGTATGAAGCGTTTTATGCAGATCAAGACAAGTTTAAAGAGTTATACGTTGCTTATGAAGCAAACGATAGTATCCGTAAGAAGACGCTTTCTGCTATGGAAGTATTCACTCAATATATGAGCGAGCGTAAGGATACAGGTAGAATTTACTTAATGAACGTAGATCATGCGAATAGTCATGGTGCATTTATACCAGAAAAAGCACCAATCCGTATGTCAAATCTATGTTGCGAAATCGATTTACCAACCAAACCTTTAACTTCAGCGGAGGATGAAAATGGAGAAATCAGTCTGTGCACTTTGTCGGCCATCAACTGGGGACTCATCAACGAACCAAAAGAATTCGAAAAGTATTGCGACCTCTCAGTCAGAGCACTCGATGCCTTACTTGACTATCAATGGTATCCAGTACCAGCTGCAGAAAGAGGGACGAAAAATCGCCGCCCTCTTGGCAACGGCATCATCAACCTCGCCTACTTCCTCGCAAAACGAGGATTGAGATACGACGATGCAGCATTGCCAGTGATTGATGAGTATGCAGAAGCATGGTCATATTACTTGATTAAAGCATCTGTAAACTTAGCAAAAGAAAAAGGTGCATGTCCTTCACATGGTGAAACAAAGTATTCACGTGGAGAAACACCAAATAATACATATAAGAAAGAAGTTGACGAACTAGTGCCACACGTTGAACGTGTGGATTGGTTTAATTTGCGCCAAGACTTAATTCATTATGGCATTCGCAACTCTACATTAATGGCTTTGATGCCTGCAGAAACATCTGCACAGATTAGTAACTCTACTAATGGTATCGAACCACCACGTGCACTCGTTTCATTCAAACAATCGAAAGATGGTGTGATGGCTCAAGTTGTACCAGGTTATCACAAACTGAAGAATCAATATGATTTATTGTGGGACCAAAAATCTCCTGAAGGTTACTTAAAGATTTGTGCTATCTTGCAAAAGTACATCGATCAAGGTATTTCTGTGAATACATCATATAATCCTGAGAATTATGAAGATCATAAAGTTTCAATGGCTGATATGATTAAGCATATGGTTATGTTCTATAAGTATGGTGGTAAGCAACTCTATTACTTTAATACATATGACGGTGCTGGTGAGTTACACGAAAAAGAGTTTAAGGAAATTGAAGAACAGTTAGCTCAACCAGTTGATGGTGAGGATGACTGTGAATCATGCAAGATATAAAAGAATTAGCAATAAAAAGGTATGAGATCTGTGCTTCTTGTCCGAAGAAGACGGATCTCTTAGCAGTTGAACGTTGTAAAGAATGTGGTTGTATTATCTTATTGAAGATAATTGTGCCATCATTTAAATGTCCGTTAGGGAAATGGTAAATGTCAGTATTTAAGTTAAACAGTAAGAGTCATTTAGAATCACCAATGTTTTTTGGTGAATCAGTAGATATCGCAAGATATGATACAGTTAGATACCCACAAATGGAAAAAATTACTGATAAGCAACTTGGTTTCTTTTGGCGACCAGAAGAAATGGACTTATCAAAAGATCGTAAAGACTTCCATGACTTAAATGAATTTGAACAACACATTTTTACATCTAATCTAAAACGTCAAATTTTATTGGACTCAGTGCAAGGTCGTTCACCTAACCTTGCATTTTTACCTATGGCATCTGTGCCAGAATTAGAAGTGATGGTAGAAACGTGGGCGTTTTTCGAGACGATCCACTCACGTTCATACACACATATTATTAGGAACATCTATGCAAATCCTTCAAAAGTATTTGACGAGATTAAGAGCATTCAACCTATCCTTGATTGCGCTCATGACATATCTAAATATTACGACGAATTCATTTCATATTCTCGTTACTTTGAGCTTTTAGGTGTTGGCCAACACACTGTCAATGGTGAAACTATTACGATTGACATGTATGAATTGAAGAAGAAATTATTCTTGTGTTTGATGAGTGTATACATACTCGAAGGTATTCGCTTCTATGTTTCATTCGCATGCTCATGGGCATTCGCTGAATTAAAGAAGATGGAAGGCAATGCCAAAGTAATTAAATTTATTGCACGTGATGAGAATACACACTTAGCAGCATCAACATCCATTATTCGTTCATTGATTAAAGATGATAAAGATATGGAACGTATTCGTCAAGAGACGGAAAAGCAAGTAAGTGATATGTTTGTTGCAGCCATTGAACAAGAAAAAGAATGGGCTAAATACTTGTTTAAAGATGGTTCAATGATTGGTCTAAACGAAAAGCTATTAGGCGATTACGTTGAGTGGATTGGTTGCCGTCGTATGAGAGCTATGAACTACCATTGTCCATATACAGTATCACAATCTAATCCATTACCATGGACTGAGAAATGGATTGGTGGCGGCAATGTTCAAGTTGCTCCTCAAGAAACAGAAATTACGAGTTACATTACTGGTGGTGTTAAGCAAGACGTTACAGCTGAATCGATGAAAGGTCTATCATTATGATTATAGTTTATTCAAAGAAAGTATGTCCTAATTGTGTACAAGTAAAACAATTTTTAGAGTCTAAAGGCATTAAGTACACTGAAGTTGACATAGAAACAAATGCAGCAGGACGAGATGTATTAGTTGAACATGGTCTTCGTTCTGTCCCACAAGTATTTCACGGAGAACAGCTCATCGGTGATTTACAAAAAACCAAAACATGGTTAGAATTAAAAGAACAGACACTATGACAAAAATAACAACTGAGTGTAGAGAATGTGGTGTTGAATCCACCATTGAATTCGATGCAGACAATGTAGATAACCAACCAGAATATTGTCCATTCTGCGGGTCGTCATATATAGAAGAGGAACTAGAGGATGATCTAGACCTTCTTAAGAATGGCGGATTCGACGATGACATGGATATACAATGGTAAGCCTTACGAATTAGGCGAACAAACACATAAAGAAGTTTACGGCTTCGTTTATCTTATTACATGCCTTAAGTCAGGCAAACTGTATGTAGGTAAGAAACTATTTTGGTCTAGTAAGACTAAGATGGTAAAAGGTAAAAAGAAGAGACTTAAAGTAGAATCAGATTGGAAGACATACTTCGGATCTAATAAGATTTTATTAGAAGAACTCAAGCAAAATGGTCAAGAGAACTATAAGCGCGAAATCCTGCATTTATGTGCAGGAAAAGGCGAATGTAATTACTTAGAAGCATACGAACAGTTTACACGCAATGTGTTAACTAGCGAACAATATTATAATGATTGGATAATGGTTAAAGTGCATAGAGCTCACATTAAGGGTTTACAACAGACAATTAATGTGGTATAATATAGATTATGATTATCATCGACTACTCCCAAATTTCTATCGCCTCATTCTATTCTCAGCCTGGTGCAGAGCTTAGTGAGGATTTTCTACGACACATGATTCTGAATAGCATTCGCATGTATGCACACAAATACAAAGGCGAATATGGACAGATCGTAATTGCTTGTGATGGTGGTTCATCGTGGCGTAAGCGTGTATTCCCGCAATACAAAGCTCATCGCAAGAAAGCTCGCGAAGATAGTGGTATGGATTGGAATTTATTCTTCGAATACTTAAACACTATTCGCGAAGAGATCAAGGCAAACTTCCCATATAAAGTGGTGCACATTCCTCACGTTGAAGCAGATGACGTAATTGCTACATTGGTTAAAGAAACTCAAGAGTTTGGTAAAGCAGAACCTGTAATGATTATCTCTTCAGATAAGGACTTTGTACAATTACATAAATACAAGAATGTTAAACAGTTCTCACCAATCCAGAAAAAAATGGTTACGGATCCCAACCCTCACCTATATTTGTTTGAGCATATTATTCGTGGTGACAGTGGCGATGGTATTCCTAACGTTCTCTCTGTTGATAATACCTTTGTTGATGGTTTACGTCAGACACCAGTCACTAAGAAAAAGATTGAAGCTTGGTTAGCAGGTGCAGAAGATCTTCAAAAAGTAATGGACACAGAAACTTATCGCAATTACCAACGTAATAAGTTATTGATCGATTTAGATCAAATCCCAAAAGAGCACACTGAAAGTATCATAAATACTTTTGAAAATCAAGAGGTTGCTCCACGCGCTCGCATCCTCGACTACTTGATTAAAAAGCGCTGCAAGATGTTAGTAGAATCTGTCCAAGAGTTTTGATATATGGCAAAAAAATTATTAGTCACTGAGATGTTAGAGTTAGTAGGTAAAGCAGAGTCTCGTAAAGAGAAGCTTGAACTCCTACAAAAATTTAATTGTCTTGAACTTCGTGATATCCTCAAAGGTGCATTTGATGATACAGTACAATTCTTACTTCCTCCAGGTATTCCACCAATCGATGAGAAAGAAAAGAAACTATACGATAAGACTAGACTAATGTCAGAGACAAAAAAGTTTAGGTACTTTGTCAAAGGTGGACCAGGTGAACAAGTCAATCGAGTACGTAGAGAAAAGATGTTCATTGATATCCTTTATAGGATCGACAGCAAAGAGATCCCATTAGTATGCCATATGAAGGATAAAACTTTAGATGGTGTATACAAAGGATTAACAAAAAAACTTGTGGCAGAAGCGTTCCCAGGACTCATCATTAGATAAATAACTGTATGAGTGTATACTACACACAATTTTAACACGGCGGACCAAGTCTTAACTGACTCTGGTCCGTTTTTCATTTCCACAGGAGACCTTTATAGCAAATATTCTATATCATGCGATTTGATAACCTTACAATTTAACCGTTAGGAGAACAGATGGTTCCTTCCCAATTAGAAAAACTAAAAAAAGATTCAAGAGAGCTTGAGCATTGTATAGCGCGAATGAAAAAGGAGGGTCGAAGCGACAAAGTCGGTCAGCTTCAGATGAAGAAACAGCAGGTCGATAATTATATCGGCAAAATCGCAGAAGAATATTACCACTAAAAGGCAGGTGATCCATATCTCGGCACGGGGGACTTCGGTTCCCCGTGTTCGTTCCCCAGCATGAAAAAATATTTTCAGGGGGCCTATGTACATGCGAGAAAAAGCGTGGTATAATACATCTATGCTGATCTATACTAATCAAACTTCTAAAAAGCGCAAACGTAAACCAACTGCCAAGCAGCGAGAGTTGCAGGCTTCATGGGAAGCGTTAGTCAAAAAGTACGAACCTAAAAAGCCACTCAAAGCGGTTGCGAAGGTTCCATCACCTAAGCCATACATACGCGAGACACCACACTATCCTTCATTGAATAGTGGCTATCACGATTGTACTAAGAAACAGCAACATCAATATACCGGTGACAAGATGCTTGGTATCGGTACACTTCACAAGTCAAACGCAGTGCCTGTATTCAGTAGCGATGATGCTAAAGATATCAGTCGTATGCGCAGAGGCTAATTCTCCAGTTTTTTTCCAAGTCGAAATAGCGTGGGGATCACCCCGGGGCCCCTAAGCGCTCCCAGGTTGAGGCCCCCAGGCAATAGTCTACCGTTTTAGTCAAGTAAAAAAGCTAATGAAATCAATAACTTGCAAGGCCTATGTACAAATCCTGCAGTTATGGTATAATAGATCCATAAATTGAAAAAAGGCAAAATATA